ACGCTATCCTATAGACATATCGGGTAGTACCCGTATGTTCAAACCTTAGAATTATTAATCATGGCTACAGTTCTATCGGGTACTTCGGGAGCGTTATATTATTCTCCTGCTGGTACAAGCTCAACACAAATTGCTGCTGCTGACTTTCCTGCTGGATCAGGTGGAGACACAACACAAATTAATGTTGGTACACAGTTGGGTTTTAGAGTAAACGATCCAATAACACTTACTTATCCATCTGGAGCAACAGTAACTAACGGAATCGCTGCTGCAAATGCTAACTTTGTAAAAACTTATGATGCTTCAACTGGAGAAATGACTGTTTCTCAAACAATAGGAGGAGCAGCTTTAACAGCTTCAGCAGCAGTTACTTTTACCGCTGGTACGTTTGCTTCTATTGCTTTTTCAGAGCCACAGGTTGTTGGATCTGTAAGAGAATGGAGTTTTGAAATAACTAGAGCAGAAATTGACGTAACAAGTATTGGTCAAACTGTTACTCAAACTGCACCATTTAGAACCTTCATCTCAGGTTTTGCTGATGGTAGTGGTTCTGCTAGTGTTTACTCAACAGATGATGACACATTGCTTTCCAGTAGAATGGTTGAAGATGTTATTCAGCGTCAGCAACAGGGTGCAAAAGTTAGATTATATATTGATCGTCAGATGAGTGGAGCTAATGTAGATCAAGCAAAAAGTAGATCAATTTTGGCAGATATTATTCTTACTTCTGCGAGTTTCAACGTAAACCCAGATGACGGACAACTTGTAGAGATAGCCTTCAGACCTAGTGCTGCTCCTACATTCGACCTATCTAAGACAGCTTAAATTAGCATAAGTTAACGAACCTCAGTTTATCTGGGGTTTTTTCATGTTTTGCATTAGAATATCAATATATTGATTTTATTTTATGGCAAGCAATCTATCAGCATTGGATCGTTTAAGAAAAGCTGCAAATCTTGAACCAACAAAAAAAGAAGTTACATTATCTGATGGTTCTATCTTCGAGATGTATGTAACACCATTAACAATGGCAGAGAGAGAAAGAGCACAAAAACAAGCCAGAAGTGATGATGCAAATGCGTTTGCTTTACAATTATTACTTGCTAAAGCACAAGACGCAGATGGTAGAAAACTTTTTAATGCAGGAGAAATTGATGTATTAAAAAATGAGGTAAAAGATAAAGACTTGCAAAATTTAATGTTTGCAGTTTTAAAAGAAGATGAGGAAATGATCGACCCAAAAGGTTAGTTGCTGAATTAAAAAAAGATAATTTAATGATGTTGCAATTTGGAGTTGCAAAAGAGTTAGGAAAAACTTTAAAAGAAGTAAGAGATATGACTTTAGACGAAATCATAGGGTGGAGTGCTTATTTTGAAGTTGTTAATGAAGAACAAGAAAAAGAATTTGAAAAAGCAAGACGTAGAAGATAAGCTAGAATAAAGTAACCTTTTTCTTTTCTAGTTGTGGCACAATCGGCAAGAGCAGATATAGAAGTTAATGTTAAAGGTTTAAAACAAGTACAAGAGCTATTAGCAAGTTTAGATAAAGTTAGTGCAAGGGTTAATAATTTAAACAAAACAGGTAAAGGTTCAAAAGATAAAGCGAATAAAGCTGAAAAAGAAGCTGAAAAAATACAAGAAAGAAAACGTGCTTTATTAGTAAAAAATCGCAATATAGGAGATCAAATACAAAGAGGAGTAGAAAAAGGGTTAAAGGTTGAGAAAGCGAGCAGTGCTTTAAAAAGAGCAGATTTAGCAGTTCGTAAAGGTGAATTTACTTTAGCGAAAGCACATCAACAGGTAGCTATAAAAGAGTTGGCAATAGAAAGACAAATAACAAAAGAAAATTTAGCTCAACTAAAAGCTCAACAAAATAAAAACAAAGCAGGGGTAGCAGCAGCAGGGAAAAGGCTTGCTTCTGCTGGACAAGGAGCAATTATATCTGGTGCATTTCCTTTGCTATTTGGACAAGGGCCATTAGTAGCTGGTGCTGGTGCAATAGGTGGTGGACTTGGAGGCTTAGTTGGTGGCCCAATGGGAAGTTTTGCAGGAGGTTTAGCTGCTACTTCTGCTGCTACAGCAATTCAAGGTATATCAGTTGAAGTAGCTAAATTAGGTCAAGCCTTAAATGAAAGAACAAAAGACGTAGCGGCTTTAACTCAAGCACTTGGAGAAACAGGTACAGAGTTTGGAGATAATATTCAAGTTCTTAAAGAATTAGGTCTTGAAGAACAAGCATTTGAAGCAGCTAGAAAAAGAATGGTCAATTTGATTGGTAATGAAGGTGTAGAGGCTGTAACTAATTTCGGAGATGATTTTCAAAAGTTAGGAAATGAATTTGCAAAAGTAATGACTTTAATGAGAACTTCATTTGCCAAATTTATGGAAGAATCTGGCATAATGCAGTTCATAATTGGAAAAGTGGAAAGAAATGCTCTTTTAGGACAAGCAGAAGCATCAGGACAAACTGGAGATTCTGAAGAAGCTAAAAATATAAAAGCTCTAATAGAAAGAAGAGATAATTTATCGCCTTTAGTAAGTGATAAAGAAAGAGGTGCTCCGATTAACAAAGAATTAGCAGACATACTAGGTAGGGATAAGGGTAAAGGGTTATTTGGAGCGTTCAATATTCAAGATTTAGCAGACGCTAAGAAATTATTAAACGATCAAATAATTGCAAATCAATTATTAATAAATCAAGCAAATGAAAAGAAAGACTTAGAAAAGACTATTAACGATATAAGTGTCGGAAAAGTAAATGACTTAAAAGAAGAATTTGATTTTAAACAAAGGCTATTGCCTATGTCAAAAGAAGAAAGAGAAATTGAAACTGAAATTCAAAAAATAAGAGATATTATTAAACAAATTAAAGGAGAAGAAGCAACATTTGATGAACAAGCTATAAGAGATCAGATAGAAAAGAATAGAGAATTAGATAAAGAACTTGAATTAACTGAAAGGATAGAAAGTGCTTATAAATCTTTGAGTAACTCAATTAATAATGATATTAAACAAGGTATTAAAGGTCTTATACAGGGAACATCAACCCTTGGTGATTTGCTTAATAATATTGCTGATAAATTTTTAGATGTAGGTTTAGATTATCTGTTATTTGGTTCAATATTAGGTTCTGGAGGAAAACCAGGAGGAGGATTATTGGGTGCTATTGGCTTATTTGCAAATGGAGGTAGCCCTCCAGTAGGTAAACCTTCAATAGTCGGAGAAAAAGGCCCAGAATTATTTGTACCAAGAAGTTCAGGCACCATTATTCCTAATCATAAATTAGGTGGAGGAGGCAGTACAAATATTAGTGTAAATGTAGATGCTTCTGGATCATCTGTTCAAGGTGACGAACAGCAAAGCAAAGAGCTTGGCAGAGTTATTTCAGTAGCGATACAATCAGAAATATTAAAGCAAAGAAGACCTGGAGGTTTACTAAGATAATGGCTACTTTTCCTAATTATAACCCTGTTTTTTCTGCAAATAAAGCTGATATTACTAGCACTAGAACAGTTCAGTTTGGTGATGGCTACCAACAAAGATTTACTTTTGGTTTAAATCAAAAAGCAAAACAATGGACTTTGACATTTAATGTTGATGATGAAGATGCAACTGAGATTGAAACATTTTTAGAAGCAAGAAAAGTTGATGGAGCATCTTTTGATTGGTCACCTCCAGATTCATCTACTACTTTTAAATGGGTATGCCCTTCATTTACTAAAGAAATATTTGAATTTAATAGAAATAGAATAAATGCAACATTTACACAAGTATTTGAACCCTAATGGCAAATCCTGTATCTGAAACCCAGGCAATAAATCCTGGGTCACTTATTGAATTGTTTGAACTAACAACAGATGCAGCCTTACATGGATCGGCTACTACATATAGATTTCATGCTGGTACAAATGCAATAAATAACGGAAATATTGTTTGGGATGGAAATACTTATATTGCAATACCGATGGAAGCTGATGGTTTTAAATATTCAAATGGTCAGTTACCTAGACCTACTTTAACTATTAGTAATGCTACTAATGTAATTACCGCCATCTTATTAAACGTAAACCAAGTAACCCCTGGAAATGATCTTACGGGTGCGATAGTAAAAAGAAGAACCACTCTAGCCAGATTTTTAGATGCTGTAAATTTCAGTCCTGTATCAACAACAACTACTACAACTACGACTGTAGCTGATCCTGCTGACGCTGAAACTGTCACATATACTGTCACAGTAGTTCAAGATTCTAATGGAGCTAATGTTTTTGCATTAAACGGAGTTCAAAAACCTGTCATAACAATGAAACGTGGATCAACTTATATCTTTAATCAAGAGGATTCAAGTAATCTAAATCACCAACTTGCTTTTAAATCAGACAGTGGTGGTTCTTATACAACTGGAGTAACAAACACAGGAACTTACGCTGGTTCAACAAATTATATTACAACTTTTCAGCCACCATATCCAGATGCACCAAGCGATTTAAGATATTATTGCACAAGTCATGGAAATAATATGGGTAATACAATCACAATGAATAACCCAAATACGATCCAACAGAGCACATCTACATCTACATCGACTCAGACAAATCCCTATGGAACACCAGATCCTACGGCAGAATATCCCCAAGAAATTTACAAGATAGACAGAAAATCAGCAGAAAATAGAGCAGTAGTTCAATTTGAATTAGCTGCTTCATTTGATTTAGTAAACATAAGAATCCCGTTAAGAGTTTGTACTAAAGATTTATTTCCTTCTATCGGTACATTCTTACCATGAATAACTGGAAAGAAGCTGCTCTTAGTCACGCAAAAGTTGAAGATCCTAAAGAATGTTGTGGTTTGTTGCTGAATATCAAAGGCAAAGAGAGATATTATCCTTGTCGCAATCTATCAATGACAGACTATCAATGTTTTATTCTTGATCCAGAAGATTATGTAAGAGCAGATAATTTAGGAGAGATAACAGCTATAGTTCATAGTCATCCAATAACACCTCCAACTCCTAGTCAAGCAGATTTAGTTAGCTGTGAAAATTCAAATTTACCTTGGCATATTGTTAACCCAAAAACAGAGCAATGGGGATATTGCGAACCAAAAGGTTATAAAGCACCGATAATTGGTAGAGAATGGGTTTGGGGTATTACAGATTGTTGGTCTTTAGTAAGAGATTGGTATAAAGAAGAAAAAAATATTGAACTTAGAGATTGGAAACGACCCATAACACCAGAAGCATTTATTAAAGATCCTATGTTTGAAAGATGTGCTGAAGCTACAGGTTTTAGAGAACTAGAACCGAATGAAAAACTTGAGAATGGTGACTTATTATTTATGTCAATAATGGATGCTGGTTTAAATCATGTAGCTATTTTTATAGATGGAGATGTTTTACATCATTTAACAGGTAGACTTAGTTGTAAAGAACCATACTCACCTTGGTTACTAAAATGTACAGGAAAGAGGTTACGTTATGCTTCGTAAATTAAAGTTATATGGAGAATTGGCTTCGTTTATAGGCCATAAAGAATTTGAAATACAGGTACATAACTTACCTCAAGCTATAAGTTTTTTAAGAAATAACTTTCCAGAAGTTGAGGCTTACATGAATCCTAAATATTATCAGGTAAGAATTGGTAACTACGAGATAAGCAAAGACGAATTAGACTTTCCTATAGGTCAACAGGATATTCATATCGTTCCAGTAATATCGGGAGCAGGAAGTGGATTTAGAAATGTTTTAATAGGAGGACTTTTAATTGGTGCATCATTCTTTTTCCCAGGTGCAGGATTATTCGGTACTCAGAGTTTTAGTGGAGTTTTTGCTGCTGGAACAACAGTACCTTCTATTGGAGCAGTTACTACTGGTATTGCTGGTAGTGCTTTGGGAACAGCTATTGGTACAGGTTTAAGTTATATAGGTGCAAGTATGGTTATAAGTGGTGTTAGTGAAATGTTATACCCAACTCAAACACCCGAGTTTGAAGATAATCCACAAATATCATTTAATTTTTCTGGAACGCAAAATACAGCAAGGGCTGGTACTCCAGTTCCTATCGTTTATGGAGAGATATTTACAGGTTCAGTTGTTATAAGTGGTGATGTAGACACTGAAGCAGTACAGGTATGACTGAAAATAACAAATTTATTACTGGATCTGGTGGTGGTGGTGGTAAAGGTGGTAGCCGTAAACCACCTACTATTGCTGAAGATAATTTACATAGTAAGCAATTTGCGACTTTACTTGATCTGATTTCAGAAGGTGAAATAGAAGGTTTTGCTAGTCCTTCAAAAGAAGGCCGAACTAAAGGAACCACTGCATATTTAAACGCTGCAAAAAAAGATATTTTCTTAGATGACACTCCTATTTTAGGTGCTACTGCTGATTCAACCAATCCACAAGCTGTTGATTTTAACCATCAAAATGTAGACTTTGATATTCGTTTTGGAACGAATCCTCAAGCTAAAATGAGCAAAGTTTCGGGAAGTGCTAGTACTTTTAATGTTGGTATAAAAGTTGATAATGGTAGTCCGATAACAAGACAACTTACCAATAATCCTGATTTAGATGCGGTAAAAGTTACTATTACTGTTCCTGTTTTACAAATTCTTGAAAGTGATGGAGATATAGTTGGTAATGCTTTAAGTTTTAATATTCAAATTCAATATAATGGCGGTGGTTTTACCACAGTTCATTCAGATACTATAAGAGGTAGAACAGGAGATGCTTACAACAGAGAATATAGGATTGCTCTTACTGGTGCTCATCCTGTAGATGTTCGTCTTGTAAAGACATCTGTTAATACTACAGATAGAAATTTTCGAGATTTAATTTGGCAATCTTATTCGGAATTAGAAGATGACACAAATACATATCCTGATTGTGCTTACACAAGACTTCGTTTAGATTCAGAATTTTTTAGTAGGATTCCTAGTAGAAAATTTAGAGTTAGAGGAGTAAAAGTAAGAATCCCAGGTGCAGGAGCTAATAATTCTGGAACTCCAACTGTAGACTTGCAAACTGGAAGAATAGTTTATCCTGCTGGCTACATTTTTAATGGTGTTATGGGTGCTGCTCAATGGACAACGTGCCCAAGTTTAATTTTGCTCGACCTTTTAACTAACACTAGATATGGTTTGGGTAATCATATTATTGACAGTAATTTAGATTTATTTTCATTTGTAACTGCAAGTAAGTTTTCAAATGAACTTGTTGATGATGGATTCGGAGGAAAAGAAGCTAGATTTGCTTGCAACATAAATATTCAAACAAGTGTTGAAGCATTTGACGTTATAAGAACTTTATCAGGTGTAATGAGATGTATGGCTATTTGGTCTGAAGGAGCATTACTGCTAACTCAGGACAGCCCGAAAGATCCAAGTTATCTATTTACACTAGCCAACGTAGGGCCAGAAGGATTTAGTTATACAGGAAGCAGTTTAAAAACTAGGAGTACAGTTGTAGCGGTTTCATATTTTAATATGGACACCAGAGATTTAGATTATGAAGAAGTTGAAGCGGAGGCAAGTTATAAAAACAAATACGGGCATCATTTAAAAAGAATTAAAGCATTAGGCTGCACAAGTAGAGGTCAGGCTCGAAGATTTGCGAAAGCAATATTGTTTGCAGAACAAAGAGAAACTGAAGTAGTAACTTTTTCTGTTTCTATGGAATCAGGCATAGTTGTCAGACCTGGAGCGATAATCAGTATTGCCGATCCAGCAAGATCAGGTGTAAGAAGAGGAGGAAGAATTGCTAGTGCCACAACTACGCAAATAACTGTAGATGACTCTAGTGATACTGATTTATCAGATCAAAATAATCCTAAATTAAGCGTAATAATGCCAAATGGAACTGTTGAAACTAAAAATGTAACTGGAATATCAGGAAAAGTAATTACATTGGCTAGTGCTTTGAGTCAGGAACCAAACTCTAACAGTGTTTGGATGTTGGAAAATGATACTATTTCTGCTCAATCATTTAGGGTAATGTCTGTTGAAGAAAATGATGGTATTAGATATGGAATTTCTGCTTTAGCTTATGTAGATGAAAAATATGCGTTTATTGAAGATGGTCAAGCAATACCAACGCAGCAAATATCAGTTTTAAATCTTTTAAAATCTCCTCCTACTGGACTATCAGCAGATGAAGTAATTGTACTAATTAATAATCAACCTGTATCGAAATTAATTGTTAGATGGCAGCCTGTAAATGGTGTTTCTAATTACATGGTGAACTATAGATTTAATAACAATAATATTGTTTCTACTATATCGAGTAGTCCTGACTTTGAAATATTCAATACAAAAGTAGGATCATATGAAATATCTGTCCGTAGTTTAAATGCTGCATTAGAACCTAGTGCTACGGCTGCAACTGACACTTTTAATACTATCGGTAAAACTGCTGTTCCTGCGGATGTTACTGGACTTACGGGAGAACCAGTAAATGACAAAGTTATAAGATTACGTTGGAACTTATCTACAGATTTAGACGTTACTCATGGAGGTCGTGTATATGTACGACATTCACCTAAAACCGATGGAACAGGCACATTTTCAAATGCTACTGACTTAGTAAAAGCCCTAGCTGGTAATACAACGAGTGCTGATGTACCGTTGCTTGAGGGAGAGTATATTTTAAAGTTTCAAGATGATGGAGGTAGATTTAGTAATGGTGAAGCAAGTGTAATTATAGATTTACCAGATAACCTAAGTTCTAAATTAATTCAAACAAGAAGAGAAGATTTAGACGTTCCAAAGTTTCAAGGAACAAAAACCGATGTTGCTTTCGATGCAACAACAAACTCTCTTAACTTAATCGGTGGTGGTTTATTCGATGATATTGGTGGCACTATTGCAGGAACATTAGATGACGTTGCTTCCGTAGATGACTTAGGAGGTATTAAGCCACTCGGTACTTATGAGTTTGGTGGAACGGCAGGAGGAACTTTCTTGGATTTAGGAGGTGTATTTACTTTAGATTTAAAACGTCATTTTTTAACTGAAGCATTTTTCCCTTCAAACTTAATTGATTCAAGAAGATTAGCATTTCCCACTACTGGTACTTTTGATGGAGATACCGCCACTCAAGTAAATGCTGAAATGTTAGTTGCAGTTACTCAAGATAATCCCAATAGTGGATCTCCTACTTATAAACCATTTCAAACTTTTGCAAATGGACAATATAAAGGTAGAGGTTTTAAATTCAAGGTTAATTTAACAAGTAATGATCCTGACCAAGATATTAGGGTATTTCAATTAGGTTATACAGCTTCAATGCAAAGAAGAACTGAACAAAGTTCTGCGGTGACAGCAAGTGGAGCAGGGGCAAAGTCAATTACATTTCAAAATGCTTTCTTTGTAGGTACTGCTAATACAGAGGGTGGTGTAAATAGCAGCTTACCTTCTGTTGGTATTAACGCACAAAATATGCAGTCTGGAGACTTTTTTGAAGTGTCTAATGTTTCTGGAACGGGGTTTACTGTTCACTTCAAAAACTCTTCAAATGCTTCAGTTGATAGGAATTTCACTTATCAAGCTGTCGGATTTGGTAAAGCAAGTTAGAATAGGTTCAATGTTATTTTTTTAAATGGCTAGACCAGGATCTACTACCAGCGAAACAGGTAATAATTATAATACCGCCAACGGAACGGGTGCTGCGGTTCGTGCAAAGATCAATGAAATATTTACAGCTTTAAGAACATTAAGTGCTGGAAGTAGTGATCCATCTGGAGCAGATAATTTAGCACAATATCAACCTCATATAAATACATCAACTAATGAACTAAAAATAGCAACATCAATTACTGGTAGTGGTAATAGTGCTACTGGAAACTTTACTGTTTTAGGAAAGATAAACGAAGCAAACTTTGGTCATGTTGTAGCTGCGACCCCTACAATGACAGGCGATGTTACGATGTCATCTACTGGATTTTTAAAAATACCTGTTGGTAATAATGCACAACAACCTGGTCAATCTGGAGCACCAGCAGCAGCAGCAGGACAATTCAGATACAATTCTGATTTAGGACAATTTGAAGGTTATACAACTGCTTGGGGTGCTATCGGGGGAGGTGGCGGAGCTACTGGAGGAGGGACACCAAAAGAAGCAATATTTCACGAAAACGAAAACACTATGAATAATGACTATACAATCGGTGATGGAACGTCTAATATAAATGCAGGGGTATTTGGGCCACTTACTATCAGTGCAGTCCTTACGATTCCAGCAGGATCAGTAGTAACTATCGTTTAATTATGGCCTTTATTATTGACGGAACAACAGGAATAGCAACTCCAGATGGTAGTGTGTCCGCTCCAAGTCAACGTGGGCAGGATAGTAATAGCGGAATATCGTATGCAGCAGATACCATAAAATTTTCAACCAATGGTGTTGAAAGAATGGCTATTACAAATAGTGGTATTACAGGAATTTCAACCACTGAAGCTGCTATCACTGGTAAACTTTCCAGTTCATCACACATGCAACAAACCGTAGCTTCCGGTTTAACTTACAACGGTACAACAGGCGATGTGACATTAGGTACTGTCGCTAGTGCTACTGCTTCAAATATCAAATCTCTTGTATGTTTTGTACAATGTGTTCACTCTTCTCCTAGTGCTAGTCATGGTTACTTAGGTGGTTGGCTTTATCAATATGGAAAAACTTATAATGTTGATGGAGCGTATTTTGATGTAAGAACATACAATCAATATGTTTTACATTTTCCAACAACTGTTATTATTCCGTGGGATCCAAGCGGTACTCAATCATTGTCACTTTATATAACTCAATCTACAGAAACAGGCAGTAATAATTATTTCAATGTAGGTGTAGATAGTAAATTGGAGAATGTTTAATGACTTTGACTAAAGCAGATTTTATTTGGAAAGCAGCTTACGACTTAGTAGGAAACGTATCAGGTGCATTATTTATTTCTGGTGATCTTACTTATGAAAATATAGTTTGGAATAAAGAAATATACACTGGTACGATTCCAACAAAAGCAGAGGTTGAAACAAAAGCACAGGCTTTATTAGATGGAGAAGCCATGAGAAGACTTAGAGAACACAGAGATAATTTATTAAAAGAAACTGATTGGGTAGTTACAAAGGCAAACGAAACAGGAGTTGCAGAAACAACAGCCTGGAAAACTTATCGTCAACAATTAAGAGATTTACCATCTAGTGCAACACCCGAAATAGATGGTATGTTTATAAAGAACGTCACTTGGCCTACAAGACCTAGCTAACTATGACAGCAAAGATTAAACTAAATGCAGCATCAGGAGGTGGGTCTTTCAGCTTACAAGCACCATCTTCATCTAGCAATGATAGAGTAATAACATTGCCTGACTCAGCAGATGGAACTTTAATTACAACAACAAATAGAGGGCAAAATGTTTTACAAGTAGTAAGAAATTCAACAATTTCTACAGCTACTACAAATTCACTAAGTTTTGCTGATATTCCAGATTGCACGTTAAATATTACACCATCATCTTCATCGAATAAATATCTTGCAACCTTCAGTGCCTATATAACTACAGTTTTAGCTGGTTCTCATAACCAACAAACAAAAATAAAAATACTTTTAGATGGTAACACAATATCAGGTCAGCAAAATTTTGCTGCTGAATCTGCTAGCGGTGGTTTACAGTGGAAAGGTTCTGCTAATATTCGTGATTTCGGTACTTTTGGTAATACAAATCAAAGAACTTTTAAAGTGCAGATGGCAGCAAATAGAACAGAATCTACAGTTTATATATATAATCCAACTTTAATTGTAATGGAGTTTGCAGCATGACAAATTTAGATCACGAGGCTATTAGAAAAGCATATCCAACAGTAGTAATTACAAGTGATTCTGCTGGTGCGTTTGATAAAGATGGTAAGTCAGTAGCCATAGATAACAGTCTTGTAAAAAAAGCTAGAACTGAGCTTGATGAAGAAGCTGCTAAAGTTAAATACAAAACTGATAGAACACTTAATGGTTCTACAACTTACGCACCAATAGGGGATCAATTAGCAATGTTGTATGACGATATTATCGCAGGTAAACTAGATGCAACTGGCAGTTTTGCTGCTCATAACAAAGCGGTAAAAGACGCTAATCCAAAACCTAGTTAATTATGTCAGAGATCAAGGTAAATTCGATAAAAGGGGTAGCAGCATCAACGGCTGCTATTACTGTCAACAATACTGATGGGTCGTGTACTGCCAATATCACCAATAACCTAAGTAATAGAAATAGAGTTATAAATGGTTCGATGATTGTTAATCAAAGAGCAAGCTCATATACAGCAACAGGCGAAGAATATACATTAGATAGATTTGAACACAGAACTGGTAGTGGATTTACATTTGATACAACTACAACACAAGACTCATCTGCACCAGACGGATTTAATAAATCTTTAAAAATTACACCTGATAGTACTCAAACACCAACTGGAAGTCATAATGGAATGATAGCTCAAAAAATTGAAGCAGATAATCTTATTGGGTTTGCTTCTGGAACTTCATCTGCTAAAAAATTTGTTTTATCTTTTTATGCTAAATCAGCTTCACAAAATAATAATCATCAATATTCTGTACAGTTAAGCAAAAAAGCTTCTAGTGGTACTTATTATTATCAAAATAGAAGTTTTACAGTAACCTCTAGTTGGCAAAGATTTACTATTGCATTTTCAGCCGATACTTCAAATAATATTACTACTGGAATCGGAGAAGGTGCAAGAATAACGTGGCATTTAACTGCTGGAGCTACTGATATAGCAGGTGTTGTTACTTCTTGGACAGCAGGTGATGTTAACGCAGCAGTTACAGGTCAGTCTAATTTTATGGATAATACCAGTAATGAATTTTATTTGACAGGTGTACAATTAGAAGCAAGTGATTCAGATGTGGCAACAGATTTTGAGCATAAGTCATTCGTTCAAGAGCTTGCTTTATGTCAGAGATATTTCTATAAAACAGGTGACATAGGAACAGGCGATGAATGGTACCCTGGGATACAAGCACACGCAGATCATGGATGTTTTACTGTTCCAGGTTTACCTGGACAAATTGATCGTGCAGCACCATCTTTAAGATTTCCTGTGCTTATGAGAGTTAGTGGAACGGCTACTTATTATCCTGGTAGAAATGATGTAACGAATACAGTAAGTAGAGTAAATGAATATACAAATAATGTTAATGAAACATATCAATATGCACCTGCACCAGCTTGCGGTGGTTTAGAATACTACTTTCAAGGTATAAGTGGTGGAGGTTCCGAAGCCTACGTTTTTCAATGTACAGTTGATGCAGAACTATGATCTACACAAACGCTAAATATCAAAAACATGAAGGTGCAAGTGGTAACACTGGTATTCAAGTTACCATTGATGGTATTGCTTCTGTTGTTCCTATATCAGTGGGTAATAGACATTATGACGAGATGATGGAATTAGTTAAAGAAGGTAAACTAACTATCGGTGTTGTTGATTAATTAACTTTCTCGTGCATTTGTCTAGTCATCATTCCACCTATTAGGTATAGTGGGCTTAGACCTATTATCAGAGCAAGAACTCCCCATGTAACTGGGACTAATGCTTTAGCAAACGCTTCTTTCCACATATGTTTCAAAAAATTGCAAATGTTTTGAGTATTATCTCATTCATAATGGTAGCTTCTATGAGTGGTGGAGCGTACTTAGGCTACAAATATGTAACATCTGAAAACTTTAAGTCTCAAGTTATGAATGAAATTCTTGGAAATATACAAGGTGCGATGCCTAAAGTTTTAGATAACGTAATACCTGATGCAACAGGCCCATCTATACCTTTACCTAAAAAATGAACTGCTGGCACTGTAATACTGAACTCATCTGGGGTGCTGATGCTGATATAGAAGAAGATTTTCAACCTGTTTTATACCAAGAATATTCAATGGTATCTAATTTTAGTTGTCCTAAATGTGATGCTTATGTAGAAGTTTATAAAAGAAGAGATGCCTACGATTGAAATACCTCATTTTCAGATAAACAAGATTCAAATACATGAAATACCAATATGGAAATTTAATAATCCAATAGTAAATTACATAAACAAACCTGTTGTAGATATTCCAGGTTGTGTAAGAGTTCATCGAAATAATTTAACTAGCCTTATTGACAATCCTAAAGATGAATATGGAACATATACAGAATGTGGTAGTTTCAGTATTCCTAGTTTTGAACCTTTGGAGTATAACCCCAACGAATTTAAGTACACGCAAGTCGAAACCCCCAATCAGACAGAAGAGTTTGTACCGCCAACAGTAGAACCACCAAAGTACGAACCAAAAAAGAAAGAAGATGAGCCACTATTTGTTGCTTGCCCTGGGCCAGATGACCAAAGAGTAGGCCAATATGCTTCAGAGTTTAAATTGGAGCGTGTTATCGGGCATAAAAGAAGTGAAGATGGTAGTAAATGTATAACTCTCTATGAAGACGTTAAATTCATCGAGCAATACATACCGAATCCTCCACAGCTTGTTAGCACTGCTGTTATTGCTACTGTTGCTGCCTCTACTCCACTATTGCTTAATGTCATAAAACCTCTAGTAAAAAATTTATTTAAAAAGCTGACAAAGAAGAAAGATAAGGTAGAATAATTATCCGTAGATAAGTGTAATACCCGTGACTTATCTACTGACCTATTTTCAGTTCGTGAGTGTGCGGTATAACTTGATTTGGTTTTGGAGCTATACGGACTCCTTCACATAATTTTGCAAACTCACTTTTTGGATCGAAGTATATACCAGCCAACATAAGTTCACCACAATTTTTTAATCTTGCAATTTCATAATTAAGCATCTTTGCATTTAATTCTTGTTTTTGTAATTGTATTTGTGTATTAGCTGCATCTAAACAGGAATCTTGAAATCTATTGTCCAATGGAATGTTAAATGTAAGTGCTATACCAAAATTAAGTCCTAAAGAATCTTTGTTGCCACTATAGTTTTCTTGATAATAAAGTATATTCCCTGGATTATCTGGTACGTTATCATTGTTAGCATCTGTGTTGTCGTAAACAGGAGTATGGTAGATGTAATCTAGTGGTCTTCTTTGGTTATATGTTGTAGTAACAAAAGGGCTAATACCCATCTGTGGGCCAGAACAAACTATTCCATTTCCGTATTGATTCTCTACCATCGGGCCACCTAAAACTTGAGTTGCAAAATTAGAAACTGAAGATGAGGATTGAGCTACAGGAGCAGCCGTATTGCTGGTATTAGCAAATACAGGATTACCTATAAGACTTATTGCGAGAAGATAGTTGTGGTATCTGTGACGCTTGTACTTTCTATGGTTCGGGTTATGTCGGTCACAGATTCTAGACCAGGTGCTTGATAAACTTCTGTAAATTGAAAAGCATCTCCCTGATTTGTTTGAGTCCAGTTTGGTCTTTGATCTAAATTTAATCCCTGCCATGTATGAGTAGTTCCGTTTATTGTTTCACTAACTGAGGTAGCTGCTGGAGTAATAGAAGATCCATCATGCTGAATCCCTGATCCTGTGACGGAGTAAAGAAACCCAGAATTATATTCTGTTGTTCGTATAGACTCTGTAATAATTGTGGAAGTTTCTGTTCGACTTGTGGAACTTCCCTGCGTAAAATTAGGTATAACTGGCACAGCGTAACAAGGAGCAGATATAACAAAGCCAAGAAGAAGTAGCCTCCTCATTCGATAGT